ATATTGAAACGTCGTCTGCCTTCCTCACGCAGAGCGAAAAAGCGCAACTGCTTGAGCAGGCTTATGAGCGGTTAGCTGAGCGCACGAACGAATATCAACAAGAAACGCGGTTCTTGGAGCGCATCGGCGACCGTGCGTTTGACCGTATCGGGTCAGCCCTTACCCAAATGGCTGTTGAAGGCGAAGACGCTTTTGGGAGCCTCCGAAACGTGGGGCAGGCAGTCGTCTCGGAACTTATGCAATCGTTTATCCAGTTGGCCGCAATCAACCCTCTGAAGAACGCTTTGCTCGGCGGCGACCGGGCCACAATTTCGAGCGTCGGCGGGCTTATTGGCGATTTAATCGGCCCCTTAGCGTTCAGCGGTTTCAGTGCGTCGCCAACTCTATCCGCGAGTCCAGGCGGGTCTTCTGTGTCGGGGCTTAGTTTAGGTGGTGGCGGCTTCTCGACAGGCGCCGGTTTTGGGTCCGGCGTAAGCTTCCGCGCCGGCGGCGGACCTGTCGAGGCCGGCCAGCCCTACGTCGTCGGCGAGCGCGGGCGCGAGTTGTTCGTCCCGCAATCGGACGGCCGGATCACGCCGAACAGCCGGATGCCCGGCGGTGACGTCACGGTGCAGGTCATCAACCAAGGCCAACCGCTTCAGGTCGAAAACACGCAACGTCAAGTCCAACCGGACGGCCGCACCGTCATCAAGGCGCAGGTGCGGCAGATGATGCGTGAAGAGGTCAACAGCGGCGGCCTGGATCGCGAAATGGCCGTCAACTTTGGTGTGCAACGGCAGGGGAGGCGCTGATGCCGACGTGGCCTGCCAATCTTCCGCAGTTTCCGCTCAAAAACGGCTTCTCGCGCGCCCTCGGCAGCGGCGTCGTCCGGTCGTCGCCGGAGCAGGGCCCGCAGCAGATCCGCCGCCGCTTCACGGCCGTTGAGGACACGCTGACGGCGCAGTACCAGATGACCGAGGCGCAATGGGAGCAACTGGTCACGTTCTACAAGACGACGACCGCGGGCGGCTCGCTCGCCTTTGATTGGCCGGACCCGTACAAGACCGGCACCGTCGCGGTGACGTTTGAGCAGCCGCCGGAGATTCGTAGCGTGCTCGGCAACGATGAGGTCCGGGTGACGGTCAAGCTCAAGGAGCAGCCCAGCTGATGCCCGAACAAGTCAGCCTGACCGCGCTCCAGGGCATGCTCGCCCAGCGCACAGAGATCGTGTACCTGCCGCGGCTCCGCTTCGACCACCCGGACCTTTCGGAGCCGTTGCGCTATGTCAGCGACAAGGTCAACCACACCGACGGCGACGGCAACACCTGGAAGGGCTTCCCGTTCCAGGCGATCTTCCCGGAGGACACCGAAGACAAGGTGCCCAAGCTGGAGGTCGTGGTCTCCAACGTCAGTCGCGACTTGACGCTCGCCATCCGTGCCTTGCCGAGCGCGCCGAACTGCACGGCGGATATCGTGACCGCGCAGGCGTTCGACGCCGTCGAGAAAGGCCCGTACCAGTTCAAGGTACTCGGCTACGAGGCTAGCGCAGAAACGATCCGCCTGACGGTCGGGCCGGCGGTGGACTACCTGAATGCTGCCTTCCCGAAGGACCGGTTTGTGCCGTCCAATGCCGGTACGTGACTACGCCCACCTGATCGGCAAGCCGCACGTCAAGCCGCACGGCTGCTGGCTGATCGTGGCCCGCGCCTTGGCGGACGTGCATGGCGTCCGGCTGCCGGCTGAGTGGGGCGCCGACATCGGCGAAAACGATACACATGCCCGCGCGATCCTGCTGCACGAGCACCTAGCCGAGCGCGGCACGCAGGTGGATAAACCGCAACCCGGCGACGTCATCGCTTGCTGGCGTGCCGGGCGCCCGATCCACGTGGCGCTCTACTGCGGCGACGAACAAGCGCTCGAAAGCACAAGCATCCTCGGCAGCGCCCGGCTGAGCGACATGCGTCGCCTGCGCCGCGAATGGGCGCAGCTCACCTATCATCGACCGACCGAGTTGGCATGATCCACGTTATCGCTCGCCCCGACCCTGTACATGACCGGCTGGTGACCTCCGAGGCACCGGACGGCCTGACGCTGGCTGAGATTGCCGGCGGCGTGCATGAGGATGTCGAGGCGTTCATCGGCAGCGTAAAGAACGGCATCCCGCGGGGGCTGTGGCACGTCGTTCGCCCAAAGCCGGGCGAGACGGTGATGCTGACCAAGGTGCCGCAGGATGATGCGGGCGCGATTCTGGGTAGCGTCGCCATTGTCGCTTTGGCAGCGGTGGCACCATACGCCGCCGGTGCGTTGGGAGCTGGTTTTCTTGCTGCAGGTACGCTCGGCGGTTCGCTTCTGTCGGCTGGTGTTGCTATCGCCGGCAACCTTGCGCTTAACGCTATTGTCAGCCCACAGCGCCCCACGCCCGAAGGCCCCGGCGAGCAGTTCAACCGCCTTGCCTCGATCACCGGCCAGTCGAACCAGATCAACCCGTTCGGCGTGATCCCGAGGTTGTACGGCACGCACCGCATTTTCCCGGTGATTCCGATGACGGCCAAGCCGTACACCGAGATCATTGGCGACAAGCAGTACCTGCGGTGGAAGGGCGTGCTCGGTTATGGGCCGCATGAGATCGGCGGCGTCAAGGTCGGCGCGGGCACCGGCGGCGGTTTTGGCGGCATCGACGAAACGACCAGCCTGGCCGGCGACCCGATCAAGATTGGTGACACGCCGATCACAGAGTTTGAGGACTATCAGTACGAAATCTACAATTCGCGCTGGACCGAGGCGCGTGGCCTCTACAAAGACCAAGTGCTTGAAGCCAGCGTCGGCGCGAACCTGGACCTTCAAGCTAATTACAAGCGCCGGGTCTGGCTGGACGACAACGTTTCTATCACGCGCACAACGGACACCGACGCCACTGAGATCGGCTTCGACCTGATCTTTCCGCAGGGTTTGTTTACTATTAACGAGAAAGGCGAAACAAAATGGGCTACTGTTCAGTTTCGTGTTGAGTACCGGGAAGCGGGCACATCTGCTTGGACAATACTCAGCCCAAAAACCACCAGCGGCATCACGACCGAAAACGCATGGCTGCACCTAGATAGTTCGCCGGAGTGGTTTGATACTGATGGCGAATATCGCCTTCAAGTTTCCAACGGCGAGAAAAAGAGTTACCGCGTCGGCGTTTCTTGGCGGGTGCCAAAAAATCAGTACGACGTGCGCGTTACTCGCGTGCGTTCGCATGGAACGGGCAAACAAACATATAATGGCGACGCCGTGTGGTCGGTACTCCGCACCTTCCGCGACCGGACCAGCTTCAACGTCGAAAACGTCACGGTCATGGACCTGCGGATCAAGGCCACGGACCAGTTCCAGGGCACGCTTGACCGCGTGAACGTCATCGCGACCTCCGTGCTACCCTACTACGACGGCTCGCAGTGGCAAATGCCGGGCGAGGCCACGAACAACCCCGCCTGGATTTACGCCGACCTTTGGGCCGGCACGGCGACCGACACGCCGATCCCTTACAACCAGCTCGACGCGGATGCACTCAAGGAGTGGGCGGACTTCTGCGATACCAAGGGCCTAACGTACAACCGTGTCATTGACAGTGGCGGAACAGTCCTGAACCGCGCCCGCTCCGTCGCTAGCACGGGCCGCGCGTCGTGGGGGCTGGACGACAACCGGATCACGGTCGTCCGCGACCTCGAGAACCCGACGACGAAGCTGGTGGTCAGCCCGCGCATCGCGTGGGGCTTTACAGAGTTCTTCACGTTTCCCGACCCACCCGACGCTTTCCGGGTCAAGTTCACCGATCCCGACACTTGGGAGGCGACCGAGCGGGTGGTGTTCGACGACGGCCAGGACGAAACCACCGCCGTTGACTACCGCACGCTTGAAACCGATGGCGTCACCGACAGCGATCAGGCTTGGAAGGAAGGCCGCTACCAGCTAGCACAGCTAAAGCTCCGGCCCTACCGCCAGGAGTTCACGCTTGACGTCATTCACCTGCTCTTTGAGCGCGGCGATACCATCGCGCTCAACTACGATGTGGTCGGCGTCGGGCTTCAGACGGGTCGGGTGACAGGCGTCACCACGGACGGCAACGGCGACGTGACGGCGTTCACCTGCGACGAAAGCCTGTTCATGGAGGCAGGCAAGACCTACGCGGTCAAAGTACAGGTGATTACCAGCAGCGACGAACCAGCGCTACGCACGGCGACGATCCAGACTGAAAGCTCGGCCAGTGGTGTTCAGACCGTCACGCTGGACAGCCCGCTTGCGGACATCCAGGCCGGCGATCACTTCGTCTTTGGCGAGGGCGGCAAGGAAAGTGCCAACGTCAAGGTCACCGAGATCGTTCCGCAAGGCGACCTGACAGCCAAAGTGACGGTGGTGCCGGAGGCGCCGGCCATTCACGACGCGGATACCGGCACTATTCCGGCCTGGGACG